GCGTCTACCAATACGCCATACCGACTGGTCGGGTCTTTCCCCGCTGTCAACCTTACCATCATTACCGGCGGTAGCACGTTGTTATGTTTAAATAAACTGCAACGATTCTCCATTTAGGGCTGGTTAAGATTATTTCCCCTCGTGGTGGTAGCAAGATTCGAACTTGCATTTCCTAAGTCTATGAATTTCACATATTTGGATAACCCAATGCGGATATAACGCCATACCACCATTTGCCGTCTTTCCGAGCTGTCACCAAGTTTATCAAGGAACAAAAGTCCGATTAGCTTTATCGGGTGTTCAGGAAACAATGGTTAAAACTTCGTGTCGAGGACAGGATTCGAACCTGTAAGTGTACTTATTGACTATTACATACCACCGCTCACTCGGCTGCGTCTACCAATTCCGCCACCTGACTAATAAAATACAAATATAGGTTTAAAGATTTATACCTGCCAAAAATATTATTGCAACGTTATTGCAAAAATATATTTGATTGCGTGGTTTAAATGTTTCAAATTTGCAAATATGACACACGGATCATTATTCAGCGGAATTGGCGGTTTTGATTTAGCTGCCGAATGGATGGGATGGGAAAATATTTTTCATTGTGAATTTGACAAAGAAAAACAAATTCAGCTTAAAAAAAACTTTAAAAAATCTGAATCACATGGAGATATTACACAAACAGACTTCACTATTTACCGAGGAAGCATTGATATTCTCACAGGCGGGTTCCCTTGCCAAGATGCAAGCATCGCAAAACAAGACGGTAAAGGTCAACAAGGGTTACAAGGTAGCAGAACAGGCCTCTTTTATGAAATGTGCAGAGCCATTGACGAAATCAGACCAAAATACATTGTTGCCGAAAATGTGGCAAATATTCTTAAAACTAACGGAGGATCAGACTTTAGAAGAATACTCACCGAATTGGCCGGAATGGGGTATAATGCAGAATGGAGAGTTTGTCGTGCGTCAGAAGTCGGTGCGCCACATCACCGTGCCAGGTTGTATTTGGTTGCTTACTCCGACAGCGTCAGATTGCAACCGGCCAAGTCTTTCTTTTCCTATGTATCAGCGCAGACATCATCGTTCAGCTGGAAGCCTTCCGGAACAATTATACAGATTAGCAGGGGCAATTCCTGGAATACTGAACCCCCGTTTCTATGCGTGGATGATGGGATACCCTCTAAATTGGTTAGAAAACAATTGCACGGATACGGAAACGCAATCGTTCCGCAAGTAGCCCTACAAATATTTAAATCAATACAAGAATATGACAACAAAAATGACAATTAAAGAATATGCTACCTGGAAAGGAATCAGCGTTCAGGCAGTACATAAGCGCATTAAAAACATAAAAAATTATCCGGAAATTAGATCAGCTGATAAAATTTCAGGAATATTTTATATGCTGAAAGTCAATAAAAACAAGGCTTCACAATAATTTGCAACAATGTTGCGAAAATATATTTGGTTTAAATGCTTAAACTGTTCTATATTTACATTCTAAACGATACCGGCACTCGATAACCGGCTTTATATGACAAACAAAGAAAGAATACTATTGCATTCAGACGCATTATCAATATGCGAAGCAATAGCAGAAAACAGAACAAAGCGCAAAGAATTGGAGGATCAATTATTGACAGCTCAATTTGATAGGGATTGCCCTGAGTATTTCAAGAACTTCATTATTAATTTCAATCAATCGAAAATGAAACAACTTGATGAAGAAAGGATGAATCTGCACTGTGAATATTCTTTAACCATAGCTAAACTATTTAACAATGAACATACAAGCGCAAATTAATCTGCATTCTCAGGCTGAATATATCTTGGGGGTAATTAACGATAATGCTTACGCTATTTCAGAAGCTAAAAAATCAAATTTAAATCAGCTCGCACATAAATTAGAAAACAGACGTAACGAATTAATATTATCTTATGGGGAAATACTTAGACAGATATTTGACCCATTAATTGATCATTTATAAAATCAAGCACAATGCAACTAAAAAAAGCACAACGGAAACAGGTAAAGCTACGCCTTAACTTATCAGCACCATCCGGGGCCGGTAAAACTTACAGCGCATTATTAATGGCCAAAGGCCTTGTTAGCGACTGGGAAAAGATAGCAGTAATAGACACAGAAAATGGGTCGGCATCATTGTACGATCATTTAGGGCCATTCAATGTAATTGATTTACAGCCTCCTTTCAGTCCAGAGCGTTACATTGAGGCGATTGATGCATGTATTAATGCCGGCATTGAATGTGTTATTATTGATAGTAGTTCCCACGAATGGAGCGGGGCTGGTGGATGCCTTGAAATAAACGAGAAATTAGCAGCAGCCAAATACAAAGGGAATACATGGTCAGCCTGGTCGGAAACAACCCCAAGACATGACAGATTTGTCAATCATGTACTTCAATGCAATGCTCATATTATTACCTGTACCAGGTCCAAGATGGAAACGGTAATGGGAGAAGATAGAAAGGTTAAGAAGGTAGGCATGAAAGATATGCAGAGAGATGGATGGGAATATGAATTAACAGTATCGCTTAGCATTGACAGGGATACCCACATGGCTATCGCATCCAAAGACCGTACAGAATTATTTGAAGGGCATGAGCCGTTTATAATTACTGAGAAAACAGGCGAATTAATCCGCCAATGGTGCGAGAAAGGTATTGAGCCATTTACTGCACTCAAAGCCATTGCAACAATCAACGCTTGCCAGGATATAACAGTATTGGAAGCATCATATAAATCATTCCCGGCAGCAATACAGAAAGATAAAGGCGTAATTGCAGCAGCTAAGGAACGCAAAACATTATTAACATCTAAACCCGTTATCAATGACTAACGAAGTACAGCTATCATTATATGACATGACCAAAGCAGAACGAAGCGAATTTGTTACCCGTTTGGTTGAGAAAATGGAATCAGGGAAATCCCATCCATTGCAAGTACATAAGCAGGTAAAATGCATGGAGGATTTAATTAAGCAGATAACGTCAAATGATGAATATAAATCTTATGTATTGGCAACTGCTGAGCATTATGGAAAATCATTTGAGTTCAACGATGCTAAATACCAAATTAAGGAAACAGGCGTAAAATACGACTATTCTCAATGTAATGACCCGGAATTATTCAACATGCAAAAACAACTGGATGAACTGACAGAGAAAGTTAAAAACCGCCAAAAGTTTTTACAACTTGCGCCATCCGAAGGCATCGAAGTATTGGAAGATCAGACTGGGGAAGTTTACCGTATATATCCGCCATCAAAATCATCTACAACAATAGTTACAATTACATTACCATGACATTCACAGATTGGCTTATATCAGAATATCACCGTATAGCAGACAATTATCGCATGTATCTATATTTAGAGATAAAACATACTAAGAAGATATATGGCGAAGAGTTGCCGGAGGATGTTAAAATTTATATTAAATCTGCTCTTAAAGATATAAAACCGCCTGAGATGAAACGATGGACCGGAGACCGTACCGGAACGATGGAAATATATAACCGAACACACAAACCAAATTACGCTGCCATATTAAACGAGGCATTGCAGACAATATAACGGTACCGGCTCCCGTCATCCGGCTTTATATGAGTACACTTTACAGCGCATCAATCTGCGTATCTGACATTCCTAAAGAAAAGGTTGTTAAGTCCGAAAAAAACGGCAAATCCTATCTTAACATTGATGTATGGATTAATGATGAAAAAGATCAGTACGGAAACGAAGGATCAATCAACATCCGACAATCTAAGGAAGAAAGAGAAGCCAAAGAAAAGCGCACTTACATTGGTAACCTTAAACGTGTTGAAGCAATCAAACCACAAGCAGCAACAGTTCAAGAAGAATCGACTGACCTGCCATTCTAACCCCAAACCGGCCCGGCGGAATCCGGGAATTTTTAAGCTATGACAGTAAAACAGTACATTGAAAGAAAAGATATATTACTCAATACACCGGCAATAATTAACAGTAATGGACATTTTAGATTATACAAAGGAAAGTTAATTCAAGAAACCAAGTTTAAAAATATGTTCCCATTGCCGGTACGTTTGAATCTTAAAAAAGACAACCCAGACAAAACAAAACAATATCTAAACGTATGAGCCAATCAAATAATATTGTACAGTCCATTCATCATCTTAAAATGGGCAAAGAACACATGGAAGATTTTTGCAGGCAACATAAAGATTCCATTGGGGCCAGGATATTTAAAACTTATATTGCTCGTATTGATTGGATATTTAGAGATATTACAACATCTAATATCGTTGGCGAATTTGTAAGGGAAGGATTGAAAAAGGAAATTAACTCAGATGTTTTCACTGTTCCTGCCATTACCGAAAAAGTTGCTTTATTAGACCCTGACCAGCGAGAAGCGTTGGAAAATGTTATTGATTCTATACTAAAAGGAGAAAAAATTAAAATTGAGTATTTATGACTTATTTTGCAGCACCAGGATTAAAAAATAGCATATTTTATAATATCAACGCACAAAATCAAAAAGAACTGAAAAAAATTATTATTGAGATAGTATGCAAATATTTTTCTTTGACTTTTGACGATGTAACAAGTAGCAGCCGAAAACACAATACATTGATTGCCAGATACATTATTATGTATTTTATGTACAATAAACTGCAATTTACCAAATCACAGATTGGAAGAATATTTAATCGGGATCATACAACAGTTATTAATGCATTGAAACAAATGGAGATAATTATGAATCCAAAATACGATTATAACGAAAGATTGATTGTTCAGGAAATAAGCGTACTGATATGATAACGTACCAGCAAGCGCATGAGCATTGGTTCAAACAGAAATATCCTTCATCTTATCAAGATGGGCATTATGCTCCGCCTAAGATGCCAAAAGTAAATACAGCCAATGGACTTACTACCTTTTGCTGCAATTATTGCAACTGGTTAGGGCATCATCTGGAGCGTACGTCAAATATGGGCGTTCCGACTAAAAAAAAGATACCGAAGTACAATATTATGAGCGGTAAATTGGAATACTTAGACGGCGGAATGGAATGGCGAAAGGGAACAGGGACTAAAGGGACTTCCGACATTAAAGGGCATATAATCAACCCAAAACACCGGTTCCCAATACCTGTTTATATCGAGATTAAAATTAGGGATAAACAAAGTGAGGATCAGAAGCAATACGAGCAGAAAGTAACAACATCTGGGGCATTGTATTGTATAGTGCATAATCCGGATGAGTTTTTCACATTCTTTGAGTATGTTATAAATTTATAATTATGGAATGTTCAATATTTACATTTAATGATATTAATAATCAAAAACTTGAACTTTTTATTAATCAAGATAAAATTTATATTGGGGAAAGTAATGATGATGTTTTTGTATCAATTATATCAATATCCATTAATGATTGGAATAAAATATCTAAGTTTATAGATTCTCAGATTAAATTATTTTAATTATCTTTGTATCGTTACGAGGTAGAAGCCGTAATATAATTAACAACAAAGAAACGCCTGAGAGGGCGGTTAGGAGGGATCGCAAAAGTGTGTATCCCGCTTCTACCCTAACCACTTCTCAGGTTTTTTTATTTTATGAACGGTTACGATTTATCAAAATCATGGTTTGATTTCTGCCATGAAACCAAAGAAAAATACTCACCAAACCATGCAGCTTTATATTTTTATCTTATAGAATTGTGTAATAGTTTAAATTGGAAAACATCTTTTGGCCTTCCAACTGAGGATACTATGCAAATAATAGCCATAAAAAAACATAAAACATACTACCAAATTTTACAAGATTTGAATGATTGGGGGTTTATCGAAATACTTGAAAAAGCCAAAAATCAGTATCAAAGTACCAGAATTTGCTTATGTCTAAAAGGTAAAAGCACGGTAAAAGCAAGGAAAAAGCAAGGTAAAGGCATGGCAGACATAGATAAACCTATAAAAACTAATAAAAACAATATACCTACTATTGATGATGTTGTTTTATTTTTTATAGAAAATGGATATAAAAAAGAAATAGCTGAAAAGGCTTTTAATTATTATTCAGCAAACGATTGGAGAGATAGAAAAGGAAATCAAGTTTTAAATTGGGAACAGAAAATGATTTCGGTATGGTTCAAAGATGAAAATAAGATTCAGAAAAGAACTTTAAATCTGGTATTATGATTTCGAATTATGTAAAGGCTAAAATAAAGGCGACTGCAAGAATTACCGATTTTATTCATGGAATGAAAAAAGTGGGGGTTAATTACAAAATAAAATGCCCATTTCATGAAGAAAAGACTGCATCATTTACAGTACCATCAGAAAATGATTTTTATAAATGCTTTGGGTGCGGTAAAAGTGGGGATGTAATAAATTTTGTTATGGAAATTGATAAATTGAATTACCAGCAAGCGGTTAAAAAAATTGCAGATAAATATAATATTGAAATTGATTCAGTAGGTAAAAAATATGAAAAGCCAATACAAAGACTTGAAAAGATTGATAAACGTTTTATTAAATGGTTTGAAAATCGTGGGATTTCAAATAACACAATTCTTCGGTTTAATATTACTCAATCTGTTGAATGGATGCCAAAAGCAGAAAAAGAAGTTACTGCTATTTGTTTTAATTATTATCAGAATGGAGAATTAATAAATATTAAATTTCGTGCAGCTAATAAGGATTTTAGATTAAATAAGGGATCTAAACTGATATTTTATAACATAGATTCAATAAAGGATGAAAAAACAGCTTACATAGTAGAAGGAGAAATTGATTGTTTGACAATGCACGAAGCTGGCGTGTATAATGTTATAAGTGTTCCAAATGGCGCAAATACAGGCAATTTAAATCTTGAATATTTAGATAATTGCATAGGATATTTTGAGAATCTTGAAAAAGTAATAATTGCAACCGATCAAGATGAAGCAGGGGAAAGATTAAAAAATGAATTAGTTAGACGGTTAGGTAAGGATAAATGCACATTTCTTAAATATCCAAATGATTGCAAGGATTTAAATGATGTGTTGGTTAAATATGGTAAAGAAAAGGTTAAATCAATAGCTGAAATGGATTTACAATTTCCTATTGATGGAATTGTTACAAGCGAATCAATAGAGGCTGATTTAATTGATTTTTATGAAAATGGGTATCCAAAAGGAACTGAGGTTAAAATAGATGGGTTTAGTGAACATTTAAGACTTTCAGAAGGGCAAATAACAATAGTTACTGGAAGTCCTGGAAGTGGTAAAAGCGAATTTATTGATTTTATAATGGCTACCACAAGCGTAACAGATGATTGGAAGTGGGGCGTTTGTAGTTTTGAAAATATTCCTGCATCGTTACATGCTACTAAAATAGCTGAAAAATTATCTGGAAAGTCTTTTGATTATCGTAAAGACCCAATGCAAAGAATATCAAAAAGCGAATTAGATATATCAATCAATCATATATCATCTAATTTTAATTTTATAAATACCGGAACTTGTGATACTTCAATAGATGGCATATTAGCAAAAGCAACTGAGTTGGTAAGAAAAAAGGGTATAAAAGGGTTTTTAATTGATCCGTGGAATTATATTCAACACAATATACCGACTGGACAAAGTGAAACATTGTATATTTCAGATGCTTTGACTAAAATTAAAATGACTGCTTTTAAATTAGGTATTCATATTTTTATAGTTGCTCACCCGGCTAAATTAATGAAAGATAAGAATGGTCATTATGAAGTACCTACACTTTATTCTATTTCTGGAAGTGCACATTTTTATAATAAAGCTGATAATGGGTTTACTGTTTATAGAAATAAAGAGTTGAATACAGTTGAAGTACATATACAAAAAGTTCGTAATTCATGGAATGGCAAAATTGGAGTAGTTGAATTTAGTTATAATACGTTTACAAGGCAATACGCTTTTATTCAAACTGGCATGTAATTAAACATTCCCTATCTTTACAAACAAAATACAAAATTGATGCTATCCAAAGACGAAGAAACCTACCGAAAGAAATCTACCACGCTGAAAATCGAGGGCATACACTTTGAGGAAATCGATTCTGATAACATGGCTTTTACCATCAAAGAAGATGTTTTCATGGCGTTCTGCAAATCATTCAAAAACAAACGAGGTTTTATCGATGGCCGTATTAGCCGATTGAAAGAACCTACCAAATCAGGGACAACGCATCTCATGTTTGCGATTATTCCAAAAAAGGAGGGCGAAGAATGAAAACAGTAGAATTTAAAAACGAAGTTTACCCGGCATTCCAATCAGAAGGGTTTGCTGCAAAGTTTGCCATTCCATTTGCGCAGCAGGTTTGTCATGGTAACGGTTACGATATTGGGTGCAACCGAAAAGAATGGTCATTTCCTGGCAGCTATGCCATTGATCCTGTTTTAGGCCCGTTTGATGCTTTCAGTCTGCCGCAGGGCAAGGTGGATTATATTTTCAGTTCACATTGCCTGGAGCATTTGGATAACTGGGTGAAAGCGTTGGATTATTGGGCAGAGCATATAAAACGAAACGGAATATTGTTTTTGTACCTGCCGGATCATTCGCAAGTATATTGGAGACCATACCACAACCGGAAGCATATTCACTCGTTTACTCCGGAAATTATAAAAAGCTATTTTACCGACCAGCCTAATCATTGGAAAAATGTTTTTGTATCAGGAATAGACCTGAACAATTCTTTTTGCGTGATGGCCGAGAAAATCTAAAGCCATGAAATTAGGGATTATAATAACGGCATATAACAGGCCGGAATATTTGCAGCAATGTCTTGACAGCTTAAAAAAAGCTGAAATACCCAAAGGAACGCAAATACTGATAGTTGATGACTGCTCGACAGATATGCGCACCATTCAGCTAATTGAACAATCAGGATACAAATTCATTCGGAATAAATCAAATCTGAAAGTATCGGCATCCCTGCTGATAGGGTTTGAAAAGTTATCGAACTGCACACACCTGATGACGCTCGACAGCGATGCGATCGTAAACAAAAACTTTATTAAACGTATTACTGAATTATTTACTATTAATTCTAAGGCTATTTTTAGCGGGTTTAATACTTCGGTGAATGGTAGACACCAAATAATAGAAAGAGGCGAAATTTGGGCAAAAAGAATCACAGCAGGAGGTATAAACTTAGCATTTTCCAAAGAAACTTATTTAGAATACGTAAAACCGGCCCTTGAACAAACAATAAACGCCGGCAACTGGGACAACTTGGCAACACATAAAGCCGGTGGGGTATACTGTACTATACCATCATGCGTTCAGCATATAGGCATTAACTCAACATTGGGGCATTACCGGCCGGATGTTGCGAATGATTTTATACCGGATAAAGAATGGAATAATCAATCAGGGGAAGGCAAAACAGCCGTAATTGCTCAATACTTCGGTCTTGGAGATGTTATTTTCTCAATGGAAATAGCCAACCGATTGATTGCAGACGGATATAGAATACTTTGGGGTGTAATGCCGGAACTGGTAGAAGGGTTAAATTATGCTTATCCTAAAATAACATTCATTGATTATAATCTGCTTAAATTTAACTGGAATATCAGGGAAGATATGACAATTGGATCAGTAAGGTATATACCGATTCGTTGGACAGTTGAGATTATGCGAGTGCCTTTTAGGCATTGCATGAGGTCAAAATATGATTACATGGGTCTTGATTGGACTGCCTGGCGCAATGCTAAGTATAAGCGAAATAAGGAAAAAGAATTTGCCTTATTTCAACATTTAGGACTGAAAGAAGGAGAATACACTATCGTCAATAAGACATTTAGGACTAATCACCAGGGGCGCGCGAATATACAAGTACAAGGCGTTGAGATGCAAAACATACCAGGTTATTCTATGTTTGACTGGGGATATGTATTAGAGAATGCCGCCGATATTCATACAGTTTCTACTTCTATCGTATATTTGTTGGAGTTATTGGATATTAAATGCCAGCCGACAATTTATTTGCGCCGGCCGGATGAAAATAACCATGATAACTATAATTACATTTTAACAAGACACACTTACAAATACGAATAACATGGCGAGCGGAAGTATAAGAACCAGAGAGGAAGCGTTAGAAAGACGTAAAAGAGGCGGATTCAAGAAAGGCGTTTCCGGAAACCCAAACGGGCAGCCACGTAAATCATGGTTGGTACATAATGTAAACAGCATGCTTGAAAAAGAAGGATATGAACCGGTAAACAATGCCGATCTTATCAGATGTCAAAAGATGCTGCTTAACCTGCCAATGGATAAGCTGCAATATATTGCTGCCGATGAGCAAAAAGAGTTCCCGACATTGTATCAAATATTTGCCAAAGTATTACTGAGCGATAATGCACCTGAATTATTGGAAAAGTTATTAGATAGGGCTTATGGTAGAGCAAAGCAAACAATTGAAAACACAGGCACACAAGTAATAATTAACAGAGTGCAACCAAATGGAATCAACGAACCAATTAAGTAGCACATTTGAACCTACCCCGGTATTTGAAGCGAATGAAATGGCGTACTTGGCCGGGTGGCCTATAATATGCAATGAGGGAGGATCAAGATCGAGCAAAAGTTACAGTATAGTACAGTTATTGGTTCAAATAGCTATTCAAGAGCCATTAAAGCGAATTAGTATCGTTTCGCATTCTTTACCGCACATTAAACGTGGTGCATATAGAGATTTGCGTCAAATATTGGAAGATTGGCATATTTGGAACGATGCAGATTTCAGCTATTCGGATTATATCTATACATT